GGCTGGAATTTTATGTAGGATATGAGGGTAGATACCACTATATGACTGACGAGGGAAAATTACACAGAAGCCATAAAGACCACACTGGTTTGCTGAACGCAAAGTACAAATTTTAAAATATGAGAGTTGTACCGTGAAGAAGAAGTGAGGGGCTTTTGCTCCTCACTTTTTATAACTTCAGCAAAATTTACTTAAACATAAGAGATGAGCTTGCTTGATTAACGGGATCGGAAACGACTATACCGCCGGAGTAAAAGTTTTGGTAATCCTGATAGCGATGCTGCAGGTGTTTAAGGCGTTTTCCGTATCTTTCCCGCAAAATCAAAGCCCTTTCCGTAACATGCACATTATCTACAAAGTCTTTACAATAAACGTATGCAGCTATCGGGAAAAGGAATGCGGAACACAGAATATCGCAAATTTGCAACCCCGCGTGATTATTGGAATGAGAAAAGCAAGGCAATTCCGCAACATTCGGATAAGCAGGCTCTAAAATCCTGTATTTTTGCGTAAAAACAGAGTGGGAAACCATTATGTTTTTGATTTGATCTCGGCTGTCCATTATGCAAAAGCCCTTGTCTTGACACTCATCAAGATAGTGGTTGAAATACTCGTAAATACTTTGCACCGACGAAGAATAAACAGCATTACCGTTAAAGACTTTACCGGGGATTTTTACCCATATTCTGGCAATTATCTCTGCATCATAGCGTTCCAGCAGTTCCATAATCCTGTCCAAGAATCCGATTGCATGACGCCTTTGCTGGTGCAAGCCTCTTAAAGCGGCTTTTCTTACGTCAGCACCTTTTATTTCCGGTAAAATCCTATCCAAATACTTTATATTGGAAGAACAAAGCCCCGGATAATAGCGTTGTTTCAAATGGATAAAATCTTGAGTAAGACCATAAAGCCTGTCAGAGTCAATAAAAATACCCGCAATCACGAAAACAGGTTGATTATTATCTCTTTTCATAGGATTTTGCGGGAGCATACCAAGGTCGCCTGCCTCATCAACATAGCATATTTTGACCATAAACACCCCCGAATACAACTATGACCACTCTAAGGTGGCCACAGGAACCGCTGCCCTCTCGGGTCAGCTCTAAATAATACTAATAACCTTTTAACATAAACAAAAGCATTTGTCAACACCTTTTCTTAAAGTATTTTTGTAAAATTTTATGATAATTGTTGTTGACAACCGGTTTTATGCCTAGTATAAAGGCATCTTCATTGATTGAGTGCCGACATAGCTCAGTTGGTAGAGCTACTGATTTGTAATCAGTGGGTCCTTGGTTCGAGTCCGAGTGTCGGCACCACTTAATCCCCCTTTAAAATCAATAAGTTAAGTTTTGTCGTCTTGTTCTCGCTAAAATTACCTTGTATACTGCTTGTATACTGGGCGTTATAAATCAGCCTCGGCTCTTTATCCTGCTTGGCATTAAATTACATTTATGTTTTACCCGATTCTCAAGATTAAGTATCGCACCTTAAACTTATTTTCCCGTAAGTTTAGAAAACCTCAAAAAATTAAACTTAGCTTTCAGAATCCCGAGATTACAAACAGGCTTTGCGATTGATAGTATTGCCCGCCCGCATTTTTTTGTTCTTCAAGTAAGCTGCGTTTATAATTAACGGGAGTAACGGCGACTTGTTCGGTCATTGCCAAGGCATCAACGCAGTCTATGTATTCGCTTTTAATTGCGTCTCGTGTAACTCCCGCAAGTTCGCTTTTAAATTCGGACAGCCACTCGGCATTATCGGGAAAGAACACCGAATGTGCTTTAAACCTCGGCTGCAGCAGTTTTATGCGTTCCAGTTTGGAGCCCTGTTTAGCGTGTTCCAGCGGCACCACGTTAAAGAATACGTTTCGTTTTTTCATCTCGGCGGTAAGGAAAGGTTCCATCACCTGTACCCACCAGCCTTTTTCAATATAAAAGTCTCGCAGGCGGTATTTCACCACCATATCAAAGATAACATTCACCATTTCGGCGGAGTCCCATCTTCCGTATTTAACTTCCAGCAAGAACCAATTACTGCCCGCGTCCACTCCCGTCAAAGTAACAGCCCGATAACAGGCTTCGGGATTGGTACTGCTTGCGGGGTCAAGGCAGGCGTACAAATTGCAGCGATTAACCAAATCTTCCCTGTTGTGAGGAGAATAGTACCGGTAATCTTCCTCTTTAAATATACGGCTTTCGTCGCTTACGGCTTGGCACATTTTTTCGGCGTACCAAATATCCAGCTTACCCATTTCAGCATAATCTTCGCGTTCTTTAAGTATTGCCTCTATTGTATGTTTGGCACTCCAAGCAGGTACATTATCTGTCATAATAGGCACACGAATAACTTGAAAGTGTAAGTTATCGGCATTGTTTATGCACTTTTCCAAGCAACATTTTTCGCCAAGGTTATTGCCTATAAAGAATATCCGTGTCCGCTCCCCCAAGAATACGACATCGGACAAAAACCACTCCCAATCGGCGGCGGTTACGGTTTCGCTTCGGGCATCGTCCTTGTCTTGAATATCGTCCAAGATAACGATGTTCGGGCGGCGGTCCATACTGTTTAAGCCACGAATAGCCGCTCCTTTACCGTAGGCTTCAAAGCGGATATTGATAACTTTGTGTTCTTCATTATACACATCAACCGAAAAAACCTTGCCGTTATTTTCTTTTATTTCTTTCAGGTTATGGCGAACAAGAGGGTTTGCCATATATTCGTTTGCCATATCTTTCAGCTTTCCGCTGGCAAGCGTTTGGTTTTGCTTAATGATAACGATATAGTTTCTGTCTTTGCTCGGGTATGCAAGGCAATATAAAGGAAAAGCCCTCAGCACATAACTGCTTTTGCCGGACTCACGGAACATTTCTATTGCGACGTGTCCGTCCTTTGCCAGCAACAAATCCGAAAGGCTGTGATGAAAAGGTGCGGGAGCTTTTTCCGTCGTACTGTCATTTGCCAATATAACATCACGAAACGCCACCAAAGAAGTTTTCAACTTTCTTTTTACTTCATTTGTCAGATTCATTCCCTACTCCTTTGCTTCCGTTATGTCTTGTGCCGCCGCAACGGGTCTTGCCACCGGAGCACCGCTCAACGCCTCAATAAAAGGCGATATAATTGTCAGGTAATCAAAGAAATCTTTATCTTTTTTGCTCATTTTTTGAACAGAGCGGTTAATATCGTCAATCAGCAATATGTCAATTCCGTAAGGTCTTTTACCTTCAGCCATTCTCACGGCATCATTCATCATTGCCGAAACCCCCGGCACGCCTGCAATCGGATTGACGATAATTTGTTCCATAATGTTTTGCAAAAGAGCAATTTCTTTATCTTCCTCATCGTCATCACCCGTTACTGCCCGCCATGCTTCCAAATAAGCGAAGCCGACCATTGCGAATAAAGCAGGTTGTACCAGTGCATAATTAAACATAACCTTGGCAAATTCGCCGTTTGTCATTTCACCTCTGCTTTTCATTATGAAGGCATCAACAATTTTTCTCATATATTGCATGGGTGTATTTTTAAAGGCGACAAAGAACGGAGCGATACTCGTTCCCTGCTGGAATTTGGAAAGACTGCTTCGTGTTCCCGACTGTTGAGACCGCAAAGTTGCGAACTCAAACTTTTCCAAGGCTTGTGTATCACCGCTGTCAATCAAACTTTTCAGGTAAGGATATCCGCCATAGACTATTGCCATCATATCGCCGTACCTGGTCATTCCCGACAGTACCTTGCGGAAGTCCGATTTTTCCCGGGCAAGAGCCATAATAACTGTTTCGTTATATCCGCCCGCCAGCCTTGCTTTTAAGAACGGAGCATTATCCATCATATATTTCCACGTTTTCTCAGGATGAGACAAGCCTTCGGCAAATCCCGTCAACCATTTTGCCGTATCCATATGTTCGGTATAATTCGTAACGGATATAAGCTGTTTGAAAAATACCGACGGAGCGATAGCGATTTTGGCAAGTACATAATTATTTATCGCACCTTTAATCTTGCTTGACACGGCGTCCATAAATTCAAATTTTTCCCGCAGAGATACGGTATCAATCAAATCCATCAAGTCCCGATAAACATTATTACCGAAGTGTTGTTCTATTGCCGCTTTTACCCGCCTTGACTTAAATATCCGTTTCATTTCCATATACGGCAAGCCCAAGTTTGTTATATATTCCGCCTCGGCAACGTGCTTGTTAAACTTTTCCAGTGCATTTTTCGGTATCGGTATCACCCGACCTTTTGACCTTTCTTTCAGGCTTGAGGGAATAGATGACTGTCCTTCATATTCACCCAATATATCCACCGTTTCACGATGTTCACTGCTTGCCGGCCAGTAATTTTCCACCTTAGGCAAATCTGTTGCATACAGCTTAATATACACCTCATTCAGCCTGTCATAATAGCTGTCGGCTTTTTCCATAAGCCAATCGGCAAAATCCCGTTCTTCTTTGGTAAGAGCCAAAACAAGCTCATCAATCTCTTTCGGCTTAAAGGCTTCGTAATAATCCTGCATGGTTTTTTCGTTTTTGATTGCATTGTAAATATCCATTATTTGCAAGCGGTTAATTTCCGTACGGATACCCTCAACATCATATATAACGTGAACTTCGTCTTTCATATCTCGGAACATTCGCATTATATCTCCGGTGCGTTTTAATCCGAATATCCGTTTTATCGCTCGCGTGGTCTCCTCGGTTGCCTCCCAAATTCTTGTGTCCGATTCCGTCTGCTTTACCTCAAATGCGTATTTATCGGCTATATCTTTACCGAACAAAGAATTAAGCATACTCCACAAATTGCCGAATCCCCTGCGATAAGCATTCATAGCCATTGTTGAGGCTTTGTTTTTATCCGCCTTTGAAAAAGACAGGCGATAAAGTAACTCCCGTCGTTTATCCTCTCTGTTTATGTATTCCTCGTGTTCCGCATCACTCTTGGCTTGCTTTCCCGCCTCGCTTGCCGTTTTTATGTCATTTAAAACTTGTTGCAACAATTCATAGCTTGCCGCCGCTCCTCTGTGCTTGGCAGCCAAAAACCGCATACGGATTTTTTCGGATTCTTCGGCTTCTTCCAAATCTTCGGGCTTTCTGCCTGCTTGCATTTTGGCAAGTTCCGCCAAAGCCTCATCTTTATTCATTGCTTTATATTCCCGCAAATCGGCAAACAGCTTGTTGTTTTCATAATCAAACTTTTGATTTTCAATTTTCTTCGGCTTGCTTGCCTTTATCAGCTTGTTTATCTGTTCCCACATCAGCTTGGTCCGTTCCGTCTCATAATAATTTACGGCTTTTTCCCGCACTTCTTTCAATACTTTTAAGGCGGCAACCTTACTGTTTGCGGCTTTAATCGCCCCTATCAGCTTAACCTTGCTTGCCGGCGACAGAGGCAATCCCTTAATA